GTTCGACCGGGACGACCCGAATCCGCCCTTGTGTGTACTCGCCGGGATTCAACTCGCGAGCCGCTTGTTCGGCATCCTTGCGCGACGCGAATTCGACCGTCTGGTAGGTGACGACACGTTCCTTCATGTCGGACCAGCCAATCGCGCCGCATAGCTGGACCTTGTAGAGCGGTTTCGCGAACAGGTTGCGGCTCATGGATACATCCCTCCGGCGCGGATGACTTCGATGACGAACTCTGAATCGTCGATGAGTTGCTGCCGCCGTTTCTCGCCCTCGCCGGTCGTGTCGAGCGACTTATACATTCGGACGTAGAAAAGCGCGTCCTGTAGGCAGGTGAGCGCGGCAGCGACGTGCGCGAGACGGGTTGATGCGGATGCGATGAAAGGATTCTTAAAATCATCGGCCATCAGTTCGAGTTGGTTGGCCAACTCATCGAGTGGGATATTTCGGTTCATCATAGCGTCTCCAAATCAGGTGTACCGGGGCAGAGCTTGTCGCCATCCTCGCGTTCGATGATGAGTTCAAGGATCTGCGTGCCATCCTTCGCGATGAGGCTACAGATATGCTTGTCCTCGTCGTAAATGCTGAGCGGCGTTGCGCCGCGCTCGACTTGCTCGCCGGTTAGGATTGCGTTAAACAGATCGACGATGGTCTGCGCGTTCTGTTTGGATTGGATGGTTAGTTTCATTTTGGTTAGTTTGAGGAGTTAGATGGGGGACACATTACAATATTTGTTCCTTTAGGTAATGCGCGGTATGATTTGCCTTTGACTTTAAGTGTTTTCTCTGCGGTTTTAATAAAAAGTTCAACATTTTTATCCGTTATGTTGTCGGGAATCGCAACAAAAACATATGTCATCGTGTCCTCTGGATTCATCACGGCCAAATAAACATATTCCGATTTTCTCATTCTTTCACACACGTTTCCTGGCACTTCAATGACCAGACAGTCTCTTTCGGTTAAAAAATCATTCATTTGATTGGTTGATTGGTTGATTGGGTTGAACTGGCAACTGTAAAGGATTGCTTGACGGTTCGACGTTCTAGCTCGCGCATCACTCGGCGGCCATAGGCGCGGGAGGATGAACGATGGATGGCTCGTGGCCCACCCTGCCATATCCTTGCGAGCGATTCGTCGCTGAGATGTTTGCCGTAGTGCGCGAGGTATGCGTTGGCAATGAAGAGCGAAATGGTCCGATTCGTTACCTGAGTGTGCGCGTAATGTGTCCCCATGATCCGGTTAACATCTCTTACGAGGATCGGCTTGATCTGGAGCGCGCCAAGTTCGCCGTGACGGCCTTTGGCATGATCATTTCCGTTCGATTCGATCTGAATCAGGGCCGAAAGAAGCAATGGATGCATGATTTGATGCGCGATAGAGTTTTATTCGTGGGATTTGATGCGCGGGGGATGTTTTAACGGTTCAGGACTCGGTTTGCCAATGTCCGAGTTCCTTTTGCTGTTGGTTAACGTTGACCAGTCGCGTCGATCCGCACCGGCAAGTCTGCTCGACCGTCGTCCATCCATGTGCGCGAGGATTCGGACGATAGGAATCGACCGGACCAGAGAAACAGCGAGCGATGAATGTCTTTGGTTTGTGTAAGTGTTTTATAGCTGGCCCTTCGCGAACCACACGACCGCCGAACTGTTTAACCAGTCGATGCGCGTCGTGCTTGGCATTTCGACCTTGAAACGTGTACTCGCTTCGACCGTAAAAAGCGGTCCAGTAAACTTTCACGGTTGTCCTTTCGCCTTGGCGATGATGGCGCGAGCGTAGTCCAAGTCGTCGTCGTCGGCCATTGGATGCGCGAGGCGTTCGAGGGCGGAGAGAAGATCGGGGGCGCATGACATAAGGATGGCGTTGGCTTCGTCGTGGATCATGTCTTGGCGAACGTACGCGATAGCTTCTTCCCGTGCGGAGAGAATACCCCATCCGCCCGCTTTCCCTCCAAATTCAGCCTTCCACGGAGCGTGGCTTGTGCATATGCGGGGCATCACTTTGAACCTCCGATCTTTGCGACGATTTCGCGTGCGCGGTCGATTAATTGGTCCAGTTCCATCGCGGCGTTCTCGCTTTCACGGCTTCCACGGTGAGCCAAATCGTCCAGTCGCTCCCATTCGTTGGATGCGTGCGGCAGCAAGGCGCGGATGATTTCGAGTAGGTCAGGCGCGAAGGCTAGCAAACGTCCGTTCGCTTCCGTTTCGCGGGGTGTGTCGCGTTCGACTACCTGAGCAATAAAGCCATCAGGCGAGGAGATGAATTCTGAGTCTGACGACCAAGGGCCGTCGGTGGAATAATTTGGGTTCATGGGTTCAGGTGTTGGTTGCTTTGGTGATGATTTCGCGTGCGGATCGGATCGAGTCGAGAACCTGTCGGGCGGATGAGCCGTCGGGATAATCGTTCGGATCTTCAGATAGACAGTCAGTGAGGCGTTTGAGAGCGGACAATAGCTCAGGCGCGGAGGCGATAAGGCGAGCGTTTGCCGTTATTTCCAACGTGTCGGTCATAAGACAAACGGTTTTCCCGTGCTGGTCATGGAAAACGTGCCATTCTCCATTTTCGCCTTCGGTTGGCGGATGAACCTCCGCGAATTGAGGCACGTTGCAGATACAGCGGCTCGCGTGATTCGGATGCTTGCCTTCCCATTGCGGATCGGGAACGACAAACCAAGGACCGGGGGTATGAGGATTCACAGCGCACCTCCCTTGGCCTTGGTGATTGCAAAAGTGAGCGTCCGTCTGATCGCGGAGAACAACTCCTGATCACTCATACCGGACATGTCATCTCCATTAAGGATGGCATCGCAGTCGTTGACCACTGCCTCACAGGCAGCGAGAAGATCGGGGGCGGAAGCAATTAAGTTGACGTTGGCACAGTTGGTATGGGCGAAGGACGAATAAAAGTCAGCGCGAACGGATTCGACGGCATCGTCCATGTCAATGGCGCGGAGAAGATCCGCATCCATGCGGGACAATTCCATGCGCGGGAGGAGGATTTCGACGGCGTAGTCTGTAGCGTCGGACCAGACTGACGAATAGGCGTTGGTCCTGAGCCACAGAGAGCCGTCCTGAAATAGATGGTAGACGGAATCGTCCGGCGCGGTTCCGGCGCGGAATGAGTCCGCTATGTCGTCCGCGAACGGAGGAAGTTCCTCGATTAAGTCCTGCTCTTCGGGCGTGAGCCAAAGGAAATTGTCGTTGAGGTAATGCTGGCGCACATAGGCAAGCGCGGATTGCGGGAGCCTGTCAGCGTGAAACGACGACAGGACAGTGTCGCGGGCGATGATGCGTGAGAGGATGGGAATGAGTTTTGGATTCATGATTCGGAGTTGATTTAGTAAACCAGGATTTTGATTTACCGCTGCTGCCCATCGTTTCGGATGGACAGGCGCGGGAAATAAAAAACTTCCTGGGGTTAAATTTTACTGTCGATTTCTTCAATGGAAACGAACTCCCACTGTTTGATATCTTTCAAGGCGATGCGTGCGTGAATGAGAGGAGCGCAAAATGCCTCCTGAGCTTCCGGCTTCTGGTCGAATGCGGAAACAAGGGATTGCAGGGTGCGGATAAGGTTTTCCGTCGCTGATTCGGGATATTTCATTGGATGCTTTTGTTTGATTTGAGGAAGGACTTTGTGGCCTACCCTTTCGCCCTACTCTTTCGAATGGGGCGCGTGGGATAGGTCAGTCAGTCGAGACTTGACCAGAGGGCGGAGCCGCGAAGGCCGCTATAATGGACCTCGTAGCGCGGGGGATTGGCAACGCCTACCTCACGCCATAGGTCGAGCTGTTGGCGCGCATAGGCGACGGCTTCGGCTTGGGACTTTGACCAGTGGATCAATTGAGGATTGGAGCCGCTCGCGAGGGCGGTTTGCATGACGTAGTATTTCATGGATGCGCGGGGATAGATTAGAACTGTTGAATGACGATACCGCCGTCGAATTGAACTACTCGCGTCCTGTCTTCAAGCCACTCAAGCGCGGCTTCCTCGGTGTCGTTTTCCTTTCCACTGGAACCGTAGTCGTGCGCGGCTTTGAGCGCGGAAGGATATTCCGCCCATTCGCAGCAAATCCCGACAGGGTCGAGCGTGATTTCAGTGTCTGAATCCTCTTCGACTTGTTCGAAGTGGTCGAACAAGGCGCGGCGCGCGGGGACACTAAATTGAGTTTCGCGTCCGCATAGGCGGAACGATTCGACGAATTGGAATTCGGTGACGATGGTTTTCATTGGATTGAATTTGTTGAATCGGGAATCGGGAATGATTCGCCGCCGGAGGCTACGGTTACCCATAGACTCTCGCGGGGATTCACTTCCGGCGGATGATTCCGGCAGCAATCATTGCCTTGCGCCAATATTTCAGCGTTCGCGGATGATTTGACTGGTCAAGGTGAAGGGATTCGGTCCGATTGGAGCAATCGCGATAGTCCGTTTCGGAATGGGATGAAAGCCATTCGAAAGCCTCGCCTCGCGCAGGATAACACGAAGGAAGGGGATGATCGCGCATGAGGGAGACTAGCTCGCGGAACGTGACGGATTCGCCTTCAGATAGGAAACCGGATTCTGCGGATTCACCGTCTTCTGCGGATTCTGGCGTGATGACTTCAAAGGTTCGGGATATTAAGATCATGGGATTTGATTTGGATTTGATCGGCTTTGATTGACCGCTATTCCCTTCAGTTGCCCGAAGGGAAGCGCGGGGAATCAGAGACGGTTTAGGATTGCTTGGATTGATCGGCCCAATTCTGCGCGGATTTGGTCATCGAATTGATTGGCTTTGGCGCGGATTTGATCGGCTTCCTTTCGTGCGGAGGCGAGGATTTGATCGGCTTCCAGCTTTGCTTGTCGGAGGATTGCTGCCGATTGCTGCCGCGATTCGGTAAATCCCAAAGCGCGAGATTCAACGCAATCGTCCGCATCAATCGCGAATTCGATAGCTGGAAGTTGACCGGCAAGCCAAAGCGCGGAATAAGAGTTCACGCCAAGCAATTCGACAGTATTGCGGAGGATATGCTTTTCGTCTGATTTAGATAACATGGGATTAGTGGTTAGGAGTGAAACCGGCGGACGTTTCTAGATAGGCTTGGATTAAGACTGCGCAGATTAGTAGGACTGCAACGGCTAGGCGTTTGATGCGTTTAAATTTCATTGGTTTAAAAGTATTCGAACGACAAGCCGATATCGGAAAGCTTAGGCAAACCGGATTTGGAACGGATCGAATGGGCTTGCTTTAAGAGCTTCTCGACTTGCTTCAAGTCACCGGACTTTGCCGCGCTTTCCGCTTGGATCAGGACTTGCCGAACGGCTTGCTTTTCTTTCATGGGTTCAGACTAGGGGAGAGAGGGGAGAGAGTCAAAGAAAAAAACAAATTAATTTTGAGAGAGGGGCGAAAGGGGCGGATTCATTGGGGAAAACGAGGGGAAATAAATTTCAGGAAAGCGACTGGTTGAGTCCAGCTAGGGGATTTGAAGCGGGGAAAACCGATTCCTTGCCGGATTCCTGATGGGCCGATAGCTTGCCGGAGATGCGAATGCCAAAGGAAGTCTGGCGTGAGGCTTGCAGCCTCTACCTAGCTGGAATGGATTGGGAGACGATAGCGAGCAAACTAGGAGTGAATAAAACGACTCTATGCAAACGAGCTTCTCTAGAGGGGGTGACGAAAGTTAAGAGGGAGATGCAAACGGTTTGCATTAATAAGAAAACCGAAAGCTTAGAGTCGCTGTCTATAATCGTCAGGAATCGTCTCGCGGCCGACGCTGCGTCAACGCTAGAACGAATCGACAGCTATGATTTAGACGGCATCAAAGATGAAGCGACTCGCGAGTCCATTCTAGGCAGCGTAGCCAAGCGGAGCGCGCTTGTGTTTGGATGGAGCGAAGCTGGTGAAGCGACTTCGGTATCGATTAATCTGTTGGGTTCGATGCCGGATCGGTTCGCGGAGATTCAGGTGACGAATCCGGTTTGAAGTAAAGATAACACATAATGTGCAACGCATAGAAACTAATAGTCAGCATAAGTAAATCTAATGGGGGAAAAGGATTGTTTTCCTATAGGATTAGTCAAGATTGCCAGCGACTGGGACGGCCCCCTTTTGGGGTGGCTTCGTTTACGATACCCCCCTCAAAAATTTTCCGTCTTTTTGACCATGTTAAGTAAAATTAAAATTGGTCAAGTTATTTCTCTTAATCAAGCTGAGAGGAAGTTGGCCCACTTCGTAGCCAAAAATCGCAACGGCAATAACCGTCATTTCAACGTGACGAACTTGAAGGTAAGCGATGCGGACCCTGCAACCGTGGATCTGGAGGGCGTGTGCGGCGAGATAGCCTTCTGTAAGCTATTTAATGTCTATCCCGACATCGACACGGATCGTGAGCCTCCGCACCCGCTCCACGACGCGATTATCCCGCCTATCCCACCGGGCATTCGCATCGATGTGAAGACGACGAAGTACGAGAATGGCAAGCTACTGGTCGATGCGCGCAAGGGTTCCAAGACCGACGGCGTGGATTTCTATGCGCTGATGACGGGTCAATTCCCCGGTCCGTATACGTTCCGGGGCTTCATCGCGAAAGAGCATATCATCCAGCCGCACAGGATCGGAACGATCATCAAGGGATTCAAAACGTACATGGCGGATCAGAGCGAACTGACCGACGAGGTAACTATATTCTAATTGACTCGTGATACATAAAATGTATCCCTCGGGCATCGACCCTAAGCAAGGCGGAGGCTTGGTCAGCCATCGCAAAACTGTCTAAGCGGCAATGACGCTCCGCATCGGTCAGCGCGTAGGTCCGATCCGCCATCGTTTGATGGATGGATAGAATGGCCTAC